AGCAAGAGAAGAAAAGAACCAAGGATTGAAACACATTGCTAAAAAGATGATGGTTAGTCTTTTTGGTAAGTTTGGATTAAAGCCCACGGTAAGCAATAAGAGACCATTATATAATGAACAGGAAAAGAAAGTGGATTACCGGAACATAGAGTATGTCAGATGTAATCAATATGGAGAGCCTGTTGTAGATGCAAACGGTGAAGTAATGATGGTGGATAAGAAAGTAATAGAACCTATGTATTTACCGGTAGCGCTGTTTACAACTGCCTACGGCAGAGAGATCATAGTAAATGCTATTCAGAAGCTTGAACATGAAGCGGTTGTAAATCATACTAAGAGCCGATTTATATATTGCGATACTGACAGTTTACATTTAAAGGGGTTTGAGCTTCCAAGATTTTTACATTATGATAATACGGAAATGGGAAAATTTAAAATAGTAACACTTTTTGAAAAAGCAAGATTTTTGAGACCTAAAATGTATATAGAGCAAGAGTATTTGAAGGGTGAAGCTAAGGCGAAAGGACTTCCCACAGAATTTAAGTTCAAATTAAATGAATTAGGTGAAGTGGAGAAAAAAATTAAAGTAGCTGCTACAGGTTGGAGTGTTAACTACCGAGCTGATGTGAGTTATGAAGATTTCAAAGATGGGTGTGTGTTTAAAACTTTAAATTCTAAAACGGTTGAAGGCGGTGTGATCTTAGAAGAAAAAGAATTTGAATTAAGTGCGATTGGCGGTGGACTTGTGAAAAAGAAAAAATCAAAGAAAAAGGTTGACAAATCAAAAAAATAATGGTATAATAAAAATAGGAGAATATTCAATTAAGTTTTAAGTGGAGAAGATAACATACCAAGGTGAAGAGCCTGTTACCTTTTCTTTAGTCGTGGTTGATAGCTTTTAACAATTGTTTATTTTCTTATTTTTTTACCGTCGGGGGAAAAGCGAATACTATAGAAAAATAGTCCGTTTTTCCTCCAACAATTTAAAAATTTGAAAAAAGCTTAATTTTTTTGAGTTTCGTTACGGAAAAGTCGCACTCCTCCCATAATACATATATTATACACTAAAAGTCAAGTTATGTCAAGTGAAAAATATCAAAAACATGGTATAAATATCAAAAACATGGCATATTTTTTTAAAAGAGCAAGATAATACTAAAAAATAAGCAAGATAATACTAATTGTAACGGACGTAAATTTTAATGAGGTGATTTATATGACAGCAACAAAAAGACTTCAAGAAGCTCCTAACGTACGGATACTAAGCAGAGCTGAACAAATGCAGCTGATGAAACAAGATATAAAAGAGGAGATAAAAGAAGAAAAGCGTGAAGCAATGTTCTGGGATATTAACCCAAGTTTAACATATAACGCATTGTTCAACTTCATTATTGGCAACCGTGGCGGTGGTAAAACTTATGGTACAAAACAATACGTTATTAAACGATACCTTAAAACAGGCGAACAATTTGTATATGTGAGAAGATACAAAGATGAAACCAAGGACACCAAAACTTACTTTGCTGATATAGCAAATAAGTTTCCCGGACACGAATTCACTGTAAAGGGAAATGAATTTAGAATAGATGGTAAAGTAGCCGGTTATGCGATCACTTTGAGTACATCAAAGCTGAAAAAATCGGTTGCATATCCTAATGTAAGTACCATTATCTTTGATGAATTTATCATTGATAAAGGTTTTTATAGATACTTGCCTAATGAAGTGGAATACTTCCTTGATCTTTATGAAACCATTGCAAGAATGCGTGATAATGTGAGAGTTTACTTTCTGTCTAATGCGGTTACGGTTGCAAATCCGTATTTCATTTACTTCAAACTTAAAGTTCCTACCGGCTCAAAAAATATCATATGCAAAAATGATATTTTAATTGAAATGGTGAATAAAACGGAGTATATAGAAGCTAAAAAGAAAACACGTTTTGGCAGAATGATAGATGGCACAGCATACGGCAAGTATAGTATTGAAAATGAGTTTTTGCGTGATAACGATACTTTTGTTGAGAAGAAAACGGGAGAATGCTATTTTAAATTCTCTTTCAAGTTTAAAAGTCAAGTTTACGGTGTGTGGTTTAATTTTGACTTAGGAAACGTTTATATTTCCAATGATGTGGACAAGACGCAGCCGGTAAGATACGTTTTTACCAAGCAAGATCACGAACCTAATACTTTACTGATCACAAGTATAAATCGTAGTCAAGCCTTTAAGTTTGTAATGGAAAATTTCAAAATGGGCAATGTGCGTTTTGAAAGTATGGAGATCAAAAGTGCATTTTTAGATTTGGTAATGCTTTTTTCACATTTTAAATAATTTGGGTACAAATATCATGTCAGATATAAAATGCATTAAATGTACAAAAGTACTTGACAAATGTATGTGATTTGTGTTACAATAAGATAGAGTATACAAACCAATTTAATAATGAAAGTATGGTGATTATATTATGACAAGAGAAGAGTTTACTGAAAAGGCTGCTGCTATTCTTGATAACTTAGAAGATAGAGGGGCAGTAAGTACAATGCTTGATGAACTGCGTACAGCTTTTTATGAAGAAGTGGAAAACAGTGAAAAAGTTGAAGCCGAACGTGATGAACTCGAATCAAAAAACGCAGGATTGCAGCAGGCTAATATGGACTTGTTTTTAAAGCTCGGCAAACCGGCTACAGGTATGGACGAAGAAAATGAGCCTAAAGAGCCTGAAAGAAAAGAACCTGAACTTAAATTTGAAGAACTTTTTGATGAAAAAGGTGAATTAAAAGCGTGATCTTCTTACTGATCAGCTGATAAGAAAGGAATGTGAATATAATGCCTGATATTATCAATATTATGAATACGATAAGAGCTAATGCTACACCCTCTTATCAAGAACGTATTCCGGAAGCTACAAGGGATAATATAGCTGCTGTTGCTAATCCTTTGTTTACTTACTCGGTAACAATGAATGAATTTCTTCATGCATTGGTGAACAGAATAGGTTTAACGGTTGTTCGTAACAGAGACCTTAGAAATCCTCTTGCTGTACTAAAACAAGGTGATATGCCGTTAGGTAAAGATATAGAGGAAATCTGGACAAATCCGGCAGAAGCTGAAGCATTTAATCCTACTGCAACTACACTGCTTACACGTAAATTGTCTGACACAAAGGCTATTTTCCATAGACTTAACAGACAAGATAAATATAAAGTTTCTGTTAGTAATCCTCAGCTACGTCAAGCATTTGTATCTTGGGATACATTAGGTAACTTAGTTGACAGCATTATAAATTCTCTTTACAGTGGTAACTATCTTGATGAATTTATCTTGTGCAAAAATCTACTTGCAAGTGCCGTTGCAGATGATAAAATACAAACTCAAACGGTTGATGCTGTTACCGATGAAGCAAGTGCTAAAGCATTTATCACAGCTGCAAGAATGTACCATAGGAACTTTACGTTTCCAAGTTCAAATTATAACTCTTATACTCCCGCAGCGGGTGAAAAGCCTGTTATAACGTGGACACCGGAAGAAGATATAAGGTACATTATAAGAAGTGACATAGAAGCATTTACAGATGTAAACGTACTTGCAAGCGCTTTTAACATGAATAAGGCAGAGTTTTTAGGCAAAACGTTAGTTGTTGATGACTTTGGTACTGCAACTAATTGCATTGCCATGATGTTTGATAAATCCTATACACAGATTTACGATAATTACCGTGAAATGACAGAGTTTTATAACGGTGAAACACTTACATGGAACTACTACTATCATGTATGGCAGACTTACAGCGTTTCTACTCTTTGCAATGCTGTTGCATTCGTTACAGAATAAGAACCTCTATAAAATCTACTTTTAAAGGGGATTGCTTTTTTGCAGTTCCCTTTACTAAGCAGTTACCTTTACTAAAAGGAAGTGAAGATAATGCCGAATCCATTTGCGTATGAACCCGATACAGAAGTATACTTGTGTAATGTTCCTTTTGATATATCACAAAAAAATCAAATTATGCTTACTAATGGAAATGAATCGTATACAGTTGAAAAACAAAATGCTTTTTTTATGGATAGGGTATTATATTCCAGTAAGGATTTTACATTTCAACGTAAAGATTTGGTGATCCGCTATCCGTATAATGCAGATGTACTACGTGGAGTTGGCGTTAATTATTGCTTTTATCGTAATAAGCATTATTTTGCAGCCGGCTATCCTTATCGTGGGTGGGTATATTGTTTTATAACTGACATTGAGTTTCTAAACGAAAACGTATCTGCAATTCATATTAAAACAGATGTTTTTCAAACATATTTCTTTGATATGGAAATATTGCCGTCATTTATAGAACGTGAACATACTGTTACCGATGATCTATTCCAGCATACACTTCCCGAAAATATAGTGAATATAGAGTATACTTGTACTCGAAAAGAAAATTGGCATTCTGAATTTTATGCTACTACTTCAACTCAATTTGCACAAAACTATTGGTGCGGAATTTTAACAAGTGAGCCTATTCAGTATGCTGCCGAAACTCCCGGAACTCCCGATAATTTCATGGGCGGTATTCCTAACCCATGTTATTTTTACGGTGTGCCTTTAAACGAACTTAATTGGTTCATAGCGAGAGTTAATGAAGGCGGTCAAGGTAATGCAGTTATAGCCTGCGTGGCAGTTCCTAAATCTATTTGCAGATATACTGCTTTAA